AAGTTTTGTTGCTCCCCGATTACAGTAAAACTTGTTGAATCTAAATATGCAGCTGCAATACTCATTATATTATCTCCGTTAAGAAGTCTTTGGCCATCTGTTTTTGACCTCATCAATTTTGTTTATTGTTTGTTCCAGTTCTTTTCCTATACCTGGTTTTGTTTTCAAGTAATCCATTATCAAAGCTACTTGATCGCCTATGGATGGATACTCTTTTTTACGCCTTGCTATATACTCATCACGCTTTGGTTTATTAATTTCATCTTGAGTTTTTAACCTAATTTTGTGACCATCAAAGAAAAGATACTTTCTATCTTGATATTGCATTTTAACAAGGTCTCTATTTGAAGCTGGTTTGATGTGCAGTTTGAATGTATTTCTACTTACATAATATTCATCTAAATCAATAAGGTCAATCATTTCAAATCCATTCCAACGCAAGCGTTCAAATCCAACACCCTTAGGAATCAAACCGACCTCACGTCCAAGATTGGGATCTACTGTTATTTTGACTATACAATCATCATTAAGAATTGCTCTCGCCATCTTCTATTTCCTCAATCAATTGAATTTCTTCTGTTGGTTCGAAACCAAGAGATTTGATATGATCTGACATTGCTGCAATACAACGTAAACTGTTTTCTGTTTGAATTAATATATTACCAACCGAACTTAATTTATTATCCATGTCATTGATTTTATTATTATTTTTATTTAAGTCTTCTTGCATACCTCGTAATGCACCTTCGTGATATGGAAGCATTTGAAGAAACACAGAAGGTATAAATACTTCCTCTGTTTTCTTTTCGGTAACTGCTAGTGGTTGACCTGTCTTTTCATCCCTGACCTTTTCAACAGTCCACTCAACAGTCAATGCTCCAATTACTGCTTCTCTTATAGCTGCTGTAATCCATTTTTTATCTTTGTTAGATAGCATTTATTCATGCTCCTTTCTAATTATATATCCATATATTGTAGTGTTCCGACAGATGCAGAAGGTCTCCAAGTAGCTGCTGTTGCTGATCCACCTGTAGCAGCTGTTCCATCAGCATCAGTTGTTCCTGAAGATGTTGAATTAGATGTCCAAGAATCTTCTGGTCCTTGATTCTGCCCGTCCTGAAGCAACAGATATGTGACGTCGGTCGTATGGCCTTGTAATTGGAACAGGACTGAATTTCCATTAGTATCCCAAGTTTTATCATCACTACTAGATCCCTGACTATCATACCATTTATGATTATGTGATCCCATTGCAGTAACACCATGTGTATGAGATGGTCCTGTATGTGTATGATTTGGTTGTGTCCATGTTCCACCTGCTGAAGCTCCAGCTACATTATAAGCTGCGGTTCCACCCTTGATTGCAAGGACTTTGTCTGTTACAGATGAGTCAACGACCCATCCATCACCTGCGGCATTTACATATACCCACATTTTATAAGTTGCATCACCACACATAACACCTAACCAAGAAGCATTTGCTTGATCGCGAACCTTCAATAATTTTTTTGTAGTATCAAAGAAAAGTTGTCCAGCTATAGATGCAGGTGCACTCGCTCCTGAAAATGTGCTTTTAAGAGCTGCAAAATTATTCTCTATGTTTTGCAGATCATCTGTTCCTACATGGGTTAAAGCATATGTATCGTCTACCCAAACTTGACTCATTGTTTTATTACTCCTTTTAGTTATATAAATTTAATGTATAGTTTTTAACATACGCATGCACATTATCTGCAGGATCTGTTACATTAATTTCAACTTTATAATATCTAGCTATTACAACACTGGCAAGGATCTGTGCATTTTCAATATAAGACCATGCATCTCCTAAAGTAGCTTTATACCAAATACGAATAGTTACTTGTGGTGCCTCACCTACCTCAAACATATCCTGCCACGTTCTAGTATTTGCATTGACATCTGCCCAAGTTGAAGATGTTGAATCTAAAAACAAATCATCCCAAGTTGAACCTGCACCAACAGTCACAATTTCAGTATCTACAAATGTGTAATATAAGTCAGCTGCTATTCCATTATCAAATTGCTCTGAAATATAATAACCATTCAAGTATGATGTTACTGCTGTTGAATCAATATAAGCTGGGTCATGTGAACATTCTAAATAATCATCTACAGCATAAGTTAGATGTTCAGTATTAACAAACACTTGTCCGCTTGTAGAATCAAGATAGTCATCTACAAATGATGTATATGATGACCAACCTTTAGGAACTGCAACAGTAACGGTAGCAGTTTGTGGGGTCGTGCCATAAAGTCCATTGGTTCCTTTTGTGTTACACCAAAATACATGTGTGCCAGGTGTAACCAAACTTAACTCCTCATGTGGACTACGTTTTGCAGATAAGAATATTCCACCAGACCATTGATCCCCAACTCTAAATTCATAAATTTCAATATCTGGATCTAATAGTTTTGTTGAACGTAAACTAACTGAACCATCTCCAGCAATTGCATTTAGATATGTTAAACTATCAGGTGGTGTTTGTGATTGCCCGATAACAGTCTTGGTTAATTTATTTCCAAGAGCAAATGTTTGTTTTGTGCCCCAGATATTAACAGCTCTTAAAACAATCCAATAGGTTGCATTTTCTTCCACAGGATCTATAGTAAATGAATCTGTTACTGTCATTTGATGAGTATAGTTAGCATCTACATCTCCATCAGTTGAAATCCAAACTTCAGCTTCTTTAAACCAAGTATCTGCTGGAATATCAAAATCTATTTCAAACTTACTAAAGGTTCTTAATCGTTGAGTATATGATACTTCTGTTATTGTAGCAAATTCAATTGTTGATGGAAGAGATGGGTCTGGTAGTGTTGTGTTATAAACTGAATCAGCACTTCCATTGTAAATATCATCGTATAAAGATAATGCTTCATACTGTAATATTAAATCAACAAATCCTGAGTTTGTATAAACAGCACTTACAACTCGCATGTCTTGATCTGCTATACTTAATGCTGTGCTATTGAATTTTACAAGATCATTTGGTTCAAGTGTGATAGCATCGTCTCTGAACCTACCTGATATACTTCTGCTTAATTGTGAACGCTCAAGTATATATGTTGCCATTATACTTGCTTGCTCTTTATTTGTAATACCGATTGCGTTGTATTTTTTTAATACTCCATCTTCCTCACCTATAACAAATGAATCATCAACATATAAATTATCATACGCATTGATAAACGATACACTTATACCATTTGGGATTTCATAGTAACCAGGATCTGAAACAGTTACCATTGCTTTTCCATCGTCTGTTTGATAAATATGTTCATCTTCAATTGTGAACACACTTGATTCTTCGTACATATCACTAAATCTTAAGTAGTATTTACCATCCCAATAATTCAATGATCCTCTGAATATACTTAATATATCAGTTACTATCTTCCATATATTTGAACCTGTAGGATCTGCCGCCATGCTAATTTCAAATCCTTTTGATGCGCAATAATCTATAGCTTCTATGAAACTATCTTCATCTATAAGTGAAGTTGATAATCCAACACCGTATCTATTATTTGTTAAAAAATCATACAGTGCTATAGCAGGGTTGTTACTCCAAACTCTGTCAGACGAGGTTGAGTCGGATATATCAACCATCTTCATACCATCAATCAAATATTGTATTTCAGGGATGCCACGATACAAATCCTCGTCATATCTTAAATGCCAAGCAACGTATGCTGTATTGTGCATTGGATCTGTGAACCCTGGAATAGCTGTAGTTATAAATGTGTCGGCAGCTTGAGTTGCTGTTCCATGTTTTTCATCATATTCATATTTACCATTATATTTAGGTTCGACTAGATCACCATCAAACCAAATATAAGGATCACCTGCTCCATCTAATTTAATACCTTCTATTGGACCTTCGCATAATGTATGAGCATAATATAACTGCTTGTTTTTATTCCCAAGTGTTGAGACATACACATTGTTCCCACCAACTCGCATTGTTCCATATATAATTTTAAGAGGAGCATCTGAACCACGTGTATTTGATTTTATACTAGTTCCGCTTTGTTCAGTATCCTGCCTAAGACTGTCTTCTAATCTTTTCATCTGTTGATGCTTCATATACATAGAAGCTGCCACAACAGCTGCATAAAAAATATACCCTGCTGATATTTCTATACCCATCTGTATATCTCCATTATGTTGAAGGTTCTTAATTTAATCTTTTTAATGCCATAAGTTTCAAAACAACACATGACTAATCCGGCACCAAGATAAACTCCTAAGAGGATATCTTTTCTGTAATTGAAAAATACTATATCACCTTTCTTCATTCTATCAACTTTATTACAATGTTGTTTTATAAATAATTTCAATGCCTTATTTATTTCAACTTTATCATTAACGTAATCTAAAAACGTAGTTGCTGTTAGAATGTTTCCTTTATATTCAAAACCTTTTGAACCATCAATTAGATCATCAACATCTTTACCTATATCTTTCATAAATAAAACAATCATTGAGATACAATCTAAACCTTCGTCGATATCCCAGCTGCCTTGCTTATATTTTATAGCATTATATTTTTCAGTTATTTCATACCAACTCATTATTCATTTTCCTTCGGTGTAGGACCCCACCAAACTTTATCATCTTCAATTGGCGGTAACCATCTAAATCCTCCAAAGTTATCTGTGTTTGATAATGCATCACATCTTGTATAACCTCTATCACATAGTGTTTCTGCCCCAACATAACCACACTCTGTTCCTTTGAAAACTTTCCATCTGCATTGTGTTGGGTGTTTACTTCCAGATGTTTGATTCCATTTTGTGAATATAGAAGTTACTGTCATTTTTAATTCAGATTCATCAAGAGTAAAATCATTAATCATACCGTTGAATATTTGCTGAACTCCAAGAATACTATTATCATCATTGAATAAAATCATATATAAAATACATTCTTCTTCAGCGATAACATTGTCAAGAAACAATGAAGTTAAAACACTATCCAAATTATCTACACGAAGAGATACACTATCAACTATATCGTTGTTAGAATAACTTATATTTTCAAATGTGAAAGTGCGTGGTTGGAATGTGACTTCAGCTGTTCCATCAACTGCATATGCTATTGGAACTTCACAGTCAGTATATCTATAGGTAGTTGAATTTATAGTATATTGTAGTAAATAAAACGATGTGATTTCATTCGTTTCTAATTTATCTAATATAACCTGTGATATAGTCCTTGACATTATATCTCCTTATTCATCCATTAAAAGTCCCTTTAATGAGACTGATATATCATTTAAACTTATATTTCTGTTGCTTCGACTGTAGCTAATGGTATCTTCAAATCTACATCTGATTGCTAATCGTCCTGTGAAATTAGTTATGATTCTTGTTCCTGCTGGTGGTG